CATGATAATTCCCTGTTAGCTCAGTTGGTAGAGCAAATGACTGTTAATCATTGGGTCCGTGGTTCGAGCCCACGACAGGGAGCCAAAACCCTTATAAAAATTTGTTTTAAGGAAATTTAATGAATATATTTAATAAAGAAAAGAAAAAATTAGGAAAATTTGTAGAGTTGGGACAACAATCCGAACAACCAACAGGATCAAGTTCTTCCGTTAAAGACCTAGCTATTGGAGATCCAGTAGTTAAACAAGACTCAAATCAACAGGATTTTACAGAATTATTTTCAATGATGAAAAATCTAGAATTTCAATTAATGAAACACAATGAGCGTGAATCAAACTTGCATGCAAATCGTATGGCTGTGGATTATACATTAATCGAAATGCCTGACGGAACAACTGACATTTTGTTTCAATGCAATGATGGTAGTTTCTGGTGTTACAATTATTCTACTGCTGGAACAAAAGGTCCTGTATGGAGGCAACTACCTAACGTACCACAGTAGTTGCAGAAATGTCCCTATAGTTTACATGGGCGAGAACGCCACCATCTCAGGGTGGAAACGGGGGTTCGAATCCCTCTAGGGACACCAACTACTCTCCCGGTAGCTCAGCTGGATAGAGCAACGGCCTTCTAAGCCGTGGGTCAGAGGTTCGAATCCTCTCCGGGAGGCCAAAAAATAAAATAGAGAAGTTATTGTGAGCACAGCAGAAAAACAAGCAGATATTAAGGAGCAGTACAAAGAAAGTACAATGAGTAAGGCTGGGCGTCTTGCTATGGAACTTGCAACTGAAAAAAGACGGCTATCTGAAGAGATGGAGGAACTGCAAGAGCAAGTATTAAATCTTTCTCCTGTAACACCTACAGGCACAGTTGATGAATACGTAAAGTGGGCGGCAACTATATTAGCCGTCGTGGGCGTTTTTCTACAGAGTGCAGGACTAATAACTGAAGGACAGGTGTTGTATGCAGGTAGTGCTATCTGTTGGATATATGTAGGACACTGCTGGAACGATAAAGCAATCATGATAGGTAGTGCTATTAGCGGCACAGCAGTTATGATGAATTTAGTTAAAATGCTGATATAGATGAAATTATTAACTACTGTACTAACATCATGTAATTTAAAAAAACTCAAACGTGCTCTAGTTAGTATCGGACAACTGGAAGACGTGGTAATAATTTGTAATACTCTTGACGAAGAGTATTACAAAAAATTGTGCGAAGATTCCTATTGCCAAAATTTCAATATTGTGCGTACTCAATCAAATGGCACAGTGGCAAAGGGCAAGCAAAGTGTAATTGACTACTTCCTCAATACTGAATACGACTGGATAACAATGTTAGACGGTGACGACTTTTTAGGACCTGATGGTATATCCATAGTACACAACACATTACAAAATTCAAATGCAGATGTGCTTTTTACTTCTGAAACAATAGTACTTCCTAATTTACAAATTTTCCACAGCACTAAACAGTTTCACTGTATTAATTGGCAGGTATTATCTCCTAAGTTTATGGCGCTAGCCAACAACGATAAAGTGCGTAAAAAAATGAAAACTGCTTTTAAGTTTTATTCTAGAGTGAAAAAAACTTTAGGGCAAAAAGATTATACTTGTTTTAGATTATTATGTTGCAATAAACAATCTGCAAAAACCATACAGTATCCTAGCATTATATGTCATGAAGAGTTTAATGTTAATTTTAAACTGTTGGAACAAGCAATCATTGGAAATCTTAATTTGTTATTGTTAGTTAATGACAGTTGTTATATTTACGATCGCACTATTCCTTTAAATGTTGGTAATACTGATTCAGCTTTAGCTACACTATATGATATAGATATCGCTGAACTAGAAAAAAATACATACAACGGAATTACTCTAGATACTGAAAAAATTATTAACAACTATAAAATACCTGAGATTATAACCGATTCTGTAATGGTTCCTGAGCTTGAACAGTACATAAAGGAGCGTATATTATGAGCATAGATATTATAGAAGTAACCAGTAACACCGACATAGATTTAGTTATTCCTTTTTGTAAACTAGCAGACCTAGATTCTCGACCAGCAGCTAGTAACATTAAATTTACTAACTGGGAAAATGCACCTAACAGTTTGCTATATAAAATATATATTGATAAAGCGTACGATGGTGAAAGTTCTGGATACTGTATATATCAGGACAGCGAGACAGAACAATATTTATTTGGATCTGGATATCTTCCTTTTGTGTTAGATAAAAACATTTTAGTTGGTGGTAGCAGGGTATATGCACCCATTGATAAGAGTATTACTGGTCCACAGTATCATCAATATCTCAAAGATTACCCTATACGAATTGCACTAGAGCATGGATATAAAGGTCTATGTATATACACAAATGAATACAATAAAAAAATCATTAGGACAATCATGTTTATAAATGATAAAAAAAGAGTACGCTATAAAAGCAATGAGAAAGATCCCTATCCCACAAAGCTAGTAGGTCCGTATAATGTAAACTCAGTTCCACAGTATGTGCTTTATATTTTATTTGATACCACCTATGAACAAACATTTTTAAATATTTTAGAATCAAATCCCGTTGAAAATTTTAAACACCAGAAGCATTAGGTCTAATAAAAAAAAGCATCTTGGCTTAGTACGTTATGCACTAGGTGTCGAATCATTGCCTGAGAACATGCGCATACTAGATTGGGGCGGCAATGTGGGTTATTTGCTGCGAGATGGTATGGCATCAAATGAAATACATCCAAGTAACTATACATGTGTGGATGTAGATCAAGTTGTGTTAGAACTTTCGAGATTAGAAATACCTGAGGCAAACTGGATATTTAGACCAGTAGCATCTACAATATATAGTAGTCTAGAACAAGATCTAGAAGATATTGAGCTTATTGATAACTACTATGATTTTGTTTTTGCATATAATGTATTTAACCATACTCTTAACAGTAGATATTTAGACGATTTGGACAAATTGTTAGCTGCAACAAAACCAGGCGGTAAATTACTTATATCATTTGTATCGCCTCTCAATGCTTATTTCTATTTAATGCCACGAAGAAAGGAACAATACGGTTGTGTGGAGTGCACTACAGATGATCTTAAGAATATCAAAGATTATATGTATTTTGTAAACAATGGTGTTTTAGTAAAGGATCTTAGTGAATTACAAAAAGACAATATTAAGCATTTTATAAATATACAGAACATGAGATGGTTAGAAAAATTATACACATTCAAATCTAATATATCAGAGTTTTGTTACATTGATGGAATGGAGTATGATAATTCTAATGCAACAGTAAGCAGTTTCCTGCTAACAAAAGGAGCATAAATGGATTTTGTACACACCCAAAAAGATAAAATTCTAAAGTATCGAATAAAAAGTTGGTGGTCTCAGGTTATACTACCTATCGGAATATTAGTATACTTTACAGTTTATCCTATTGACATGATGATGTTGTTGTACAGTGCATTTTTTTCATATTGTATTTTTGCAGTGCTAATGACAAACACCCATTTTATAAACACACATAAACTGATTAAAATTAAATCAACCACATTGAGATTTATTTTGAATTTTTTTAGCACTGCTTATATTGTAACTCCTACTGTAAGTTGGGCGTTAATACATTATATGCATCATAGATACGTGGATACAGAATTAGATCCACATAGTCCCAAGCATCGAGGATTTTTTAAAGTAATGTGGTATTCAAATCATAAATTTAGTTTAGATCACCTGCCGCCTTATCAACAAAAAAAATGTTTTGTTAGTGTGCAACATCTAATGAATGATCCTGCAGCAATATTTTTTGAAAAATATTTTGTACTAACATTAGCTGTTACAAGTATAGGTTTTCTATCCGCAGGGTTAGATTATTTTGTGTATTTCTATGCAATACCAGTATTGTACTTTGTTCTCGGCGAGATGCTAGGAATACTAAATCATAGCGGTAAAATAGGCGGAAAGCACATAGCACATCCTCGTATTTACCATAACGCACATAATTTTTATTGGGGATGGTGGTTAATACCGTTTGAAGCATTACATGCCAACCATCACAATGGCCACGATAAGAAGCACCCTTTGCTAAAAATATTGAAGAAATTAGATAAATAGTGTTATGGACTTTATAAAACATTTTTGCAGGCTAGTAACTGCCAGTGAATTAGATCATGAAGACGTTATAGAATACTATGATATTGTTCAAAGTCTTGTTCCTGTTAAATTGGTCACTTCTCACACTGACGATCAGGATATAGTCAGTGTAGTTGTTACAGAATATGAAGGCCAAAACGGTTTACACATTTATGAAATTGTGCTGAACGAACAAATTAGTCTTGAAGAAGGTGAACAAATTTCAGATGAACTTAATAAAGAATTTGATTTTGACTTTGACTTTGAAACAAGCATGGAAATCTAAATGTTTATAGAAGATATTATAGGTAAAAAATCTAATCCAAAGGATATTAAAGATCCTAGTAAAAGAAAAATTAATGACGTTAAAGATCCAGCACAACTAACAGCTAATCCTGAGTTTTCTTTTAAAAAAAGCAGGACTGATAACTTACGGAAAAAGACTGATACCATATGACAGATTATATACATCCGCCCACTGGCGCTAACAGCACAAATTGGAATTTAAATAATCTACACACTGCTATGCAATATAATACTAGCGGTGAGCCAGTTATTAGAACTCTCACGTCATCCAAACCAGCTGATGCAGGCTCAACATCCGCATTTGGTGAGATAATGACTTCCATAATAAATCCTGTATTCCAATTAGACGGACTTTATGGATTACCAGAACGTGACTTTGAAACATATAGCAATCCAGCAAGTGGTTCTGCGGGAACCACAGGCACATTAATGGAAGTTAAATCTGGTCTTGCTAATAACGGTTATGGTGTATTACGTAGTAGACGTGCTGTGAGATATCGTCCAGGACAGGGCGCACTAACCAGATTTACTGCTAAATTTTCAACACCGCAGCCTGGTGCAACCCAACGAGCAGGGTTCTTTACACAAGAACAAGCATTGCAAGTTGGATACAATGGATCAGACTTTGGCATACTGAGACAAAACGGTGGTAAAGCACACATACATCGTTTTGAAATTACTGGTGCTGTAGCTGGCGGTGGCGAAACGCTTACTCTTACGTTAAATGACTACAGCATTGCTATCACATTATCAGGCGGCGCAAGTATATCTCAGACTGCTGCTGAAATTGCAGTAGGTGTCCGTGCAGATTTTGTGGGCAATTTACTGTGGATTGTAGAAGAAGGTGAAGATCATGTGAGTTTTTTAAGCACCAGTGTTGGTCCTCTTGGTGGCTTATTTGAATTCAGCACCACAGGCGCCGTCACAATGACTAACAGTGTTAGACAAGCAGGACTCATACACAACGATCAATGGATTTACCAGAGTGCGTTTAATATTGACACACTGGACGGCAACGGACCAAGCGGTATGGATTTGGATCATCAAAAGTTAAATGTATACCAAATTAACTTCCGTTGGCTAGGCGCTGGCGAAATGCGTTTTGCTATTGAAGATCCTAACACTGGTGATCTGGTGTTCTTTCACCATCTTCATTACAGTAACCAAAACACTGATGTGCATTTAGATAACCCCAGTTTGAAAGTGGGTTATATAGCTGCTAACTTGAGCGGCGGGCCAATTGCACAAGAAGTGAGTGTTTGTGGTGCAAGTATGATGGGTGCTATTGAGGGCCTAATACGTCCTACAAAATTTCCCAGTGCAGCACAGACTTCCAACACCACTAACATTGGCGCTAATGTCCTAACGCACCTTATCAGCATTAAAAACAGAACATTGTTCCTGGATAAAATTAACACCAGAGAGTTTATCTTAAAAAATATCAATGCTGCCTTTACACAAGCCAGTTCCACAGCAGTTGCAGTTTATATTATGTTTAACTTTGAACCAGGCTTCACCAGAGAATGGACAGCCGTTAGTGAGACACAGAGCAGTGTGTATTACAGCAACACACAGGCTGTCACGACTTTGGGTGATAATGTACCATTGTATATCATTGACGTGCTGGAAAGTGTAAGTGAGAATTTGGAAACTCTAAATTTAAATATCCCACCAGGCAGCACCATTAGTTTGCTGGTTGAATCAACTGCACAGATAACTAGAAGTGCTTTATCACTATCCTGGTTGGAAGATTAAAACCTAATATAAATACATACATGGTAATATACACAATGGTTCCTGCAGATCAGCAACTGGCTTTTTTGCAAATACCAAAAAACGCTTCTACTGCTATTAGAGCAAACAAAGATTATAACAACTGGACAAGAGAAATTCCTAGTGACGTTCCTTTGTCTAAACACGTAGTAATTCTACGTGATCCTACTGATAGGTTTATTAGTGCAGTGAACATGTACCTACAAACCGGTCGAGATTTTATGTTCCCTGAACCAATTAACTTTGAAAATTATCTCAAAAATAATAAGCATTTTGTCCCCCAAACAGTTTATATGGATGCTGTAAAGGATTTTGCTGATATTGATTACTGGATGTACGATAGTGAGGTAGTTAACAACATAATTGATTATTATAATCTAGCAGTCGATAAAAATGTTAGGTATAATGTTTGTAATGAGAAAGTAGTAACATCAGTTAATACAAAGTTTATAGAAAAACACTATGCTAATGATCTAGACTTAATATCACAAGTAAGGTTACTTAACAGATAAACCAAAATATACCAATCATAAATTAAATCACTATAAGTAATAGCATAACATTAGGAGAAAACTTTTTATGCAAGCTCATGTTGTAGGTTATGGTTCTATTGACGTGTTAGGCAATAATTCATTATCATCATTTAACAGGATGTTAGATGATCATGATTATATCAAACAGTTAGATTTTATGTCTGATTATCCCATAAATCGAGGATACATGGTTGATGATAACTGTATAGAATATCCAGAAGGGTTTAAACCTAGAGCATTAACAAGAGCGCAAAAGTTTGCAATGCATGCTACAAATATTGCAATATCTCACTCTAAACTACCAATAAAAAAAGACGTAGCAGTTATTATATCCTCTACTTTAAGCGAAGGAGAGTTTGTATCTACTGACTTTTCTAAATTACTAGAAAATCGCAAAGTACAACCTAGAAGAATGATTAACCGAATAACAGATATGGTAACATACCATGTTGTAAGCCATTGGGGGTTTCATGGAATGTCTACTAGTGTTGCTGCTGCGTGTGCAACAGGATTAGTAGGTATAGATTATGCTATGCGACTATTAGATGAATACGAATATGTTATTGTTGGCAGTGCTGATGCAGGATGTTATCCTATGGCGTTAAAAGGATTTACAACCATAGGAGCAATTTCAGCAGACAATAAACCATTTGATGACTATAGATCAGGATTTGTTATGGGGGAAGGTGCAGGTGTGTTGATATTACAAAGTGAAGAGAAAGCCAAAGAGTATGGCAGTACATCACATGCTAAACTGTATACTCCAGGACATGCATCAGAAGGTCTTCATATAACTTCACCTGCTGAGGACGGTAGAGGGGCAATACAAAGTATAACAAGCGCACTAAAGAATGCAGGCTATCCTACAGTGGACGCTGTATGCGCTCATGCTACATCTACTCCTGTAGGAGACGTTGTTGAATATAGTGCTATAGCAAAAACGCTACCCGACTCAGTAATATGGGCTCCAAAGTCCAAAGTAGGTCATACTATAGGTGGTGCAGGCACGTTAGAAACAATATACTGCATAGAATCAATGAAACAAGGTACAGTACCGCATATCCAAAATTTAGAAATATGTTCCTTTGACACAAACAATAAACTTGCTACTTTAAACCAAGCTCTCCCTAAAAAAGATAAACTTGTAATGATTAACAACAGTTTTGGCTTTGGTGGAAAAAATATGAGTCAAGTGATTGAAGTTAGCGTATAAATAAGAATATGAGAATAGAAGTTCATCGCACAGGTAATGAATTTGTAGCGTATGATCCGCAAGGTAATCGTATTACTGATCGTAACATATTGGAACAAATAAGTTTTGATCAGATGCCCGCATTTAAAATTAGCTATTATCTAGATGTTTCAGTTGACAACACAACAAATCCTGCTATAATTAACAATATCAATATAAACACACGCACATAAGAAGGAATACAAATATGGCTTTTAATAGAACATTTAACGGCGAAGAACAAGCACGACTTAAGAAACTAATTGATGAAGGCTGCCAAGTTAAAGCAGAGGTAGATATCTTATCTGAAGGCTTACGTGACACTGTTAAAGCAATTGCAGAAGAAATGGACCTCAAGCCTGCTGTACTTAACAAAGCAATCAACATTGCACACAAAGCAGCATGGACTGACGAACAAGACAAGTATGACGAACTAGAAACTATTCTAGAAACTGTTGGTCGTACATTATAAAACCCTTTTGGGTGCCTCTTAAGCGCATGACGGCATAAACTGGGGGGACGCATCCCCCCGACCCAATCTTTAGGAGTACACACATGTCATACGTAGATGCATTCTACGACAAACACAAAGACCTCGTTCGAGTCGTAGAACGTGTTGATGGTAAGCGTATATTAGTGGACCACAGGCCTGAATACAACTTTTATGTTTCAGATCCTCGTGGTAGCCATCGCAGTATTTACGGTGATCCCGTAGCTGAGATAAGATGTAAAAATCTCAAGGACTTCCGAAAGAATGTTGCCTTTAACAGACATAATAAGATGTTTGAAAGCGACATTAAACCTGTTAACAAAACTATTGCAAAGCACTATTCAGGTGCTGATCAACCTGTACTCCAAACAGCATTTTTTGACATCGAGGTAGACTTTGATCCTGAGAGAGGATATAGTTCACCTGAAGAAGCATTTATGGAAATAACAAGCATAGGCGTCTACCTGCAATGGATGGACGCTATGATTTGTTTGGCTGTTCCTCCCAAAACACTAAGCTGGAAGCAAGCAGAATCAATTGTCTCTGACATGCCCGAAGTCATGTTGTGTGAAACGGAAAAGGAAATGTTGCAAAAGTTTTTAATGGTGATTGATGATGCTGATGTATTAAGCGGTTGGAATTCGGAAGGTTATGATATACCGTACACTACTAATCGTATTATAAAAGTATTGGGCAAAGCAGAGACTAGAAAATTGTGTTTGTGGGATCAACGTCCAAAAGAAAGAGTGTTTGAACGTTACGGTAAGGAATCACAGACATATGATTTAATAGGGCGCATTCACTTAGACTATATGCAACTGTACCAGAAGTACAACTACGAAGAACGACACAGTTATAGGTTGGACTTCATTGGAGAGATGGAAGTTGGTGAGAAGAAGGTTGCATACGAAGGCAGTTTAGATAGATTATATAATCATGACTTTAAACTGTTTTTAGAATACAATATTCAGGACGTTATGTTACTAGACAAACTAGACAAGAAGCTCCAGTTTATTGATTTAGCAAATACAATTGCACACGATAACACCGTGTTACTACCAACCACAATGGGTGCTGTTGCAACCACAGAACAAGCAATTATTAACGAAGCGCACAGACGTGGGTATGTTGTTCCTGATCGACACAGAGAAGAAAAGGACGGTAAAGCAGCAGGTGCATTTGTTGCCTTTCCCAAGAAAGGATTCCATGAATGGATTGGCAGCATGGACTTGAACAGTCTATACCCTAGTGTAATTCGTGCACTCAATATGGGACCGGAAACTATTGTGGGTCAACTTAGACCAACTTATACAGATGAAGAAATTAATAACAGGATGTCTTTAGAAAAAAGGTCGTTTGCAGATGCTTGGGTAGGAAAGTTTACTACTAGTGAATACGAATTTATGATAAGTAAGGACGTTGATCATATCATGCATTTAGATATGGATGATGGTAGCACTCATGAAGTGACTGGTGCTGACATATATAACTTAATTTTTAATGGTGAGCAGCCTTGGAATATATCAGCAAATGGCACTATATTTAAAACGGACTTTCAGGGAATCATTCCTGGCTTATTAGAGAGGTGGTATGCAGAAAGGAAGGAACTACAAGCAAAGAAAAAAGCAGCAACAACTGCGGCTGATATTGCGTTCTGGGACAAAAGACAGTTGGTTAAAAAAATTAACCTTAACTCATTATATGGCGCTATTCTTAATGCTGGGTGTCGTTTTTTCGATAAACGTATTGGCCAGAGCACCACACTTACAGGCAGAGCCATTACAAAACATATGGCAGCAGAAACAAATAGACTGCTCACAGGAATCTACGACTATAGTGGCGAGACTATAATATACGGAGATACTGATAGCGTATATTTTACAGCAGCAAATGTATTGCCAGAGGGCACTGAGCTGGACATGGAAAGTGCTATTAAACTGTATGATACTATTTCAGATCAAGTAAGTGACACTTTCCCTGATATGTTGAACAAACAGTTTAACGTACCAATTAGTGCTGGACAAGTAATGAAGGCAGGCAGGGAGGTAGTTGGTAGATCAGGATTGTTCATTACCAAGAAGCGTTATGCAATCAAGTGTTTGGATATTGAAGGATACCAGCCCGAGGGTGGTAAACTAAAAATCATGGGCATGGATATCAAACGTTCAGATACCCCTGAATTTATTCAAGACTTTCTAGAAGAAATATTAGACAACGCACTAGAAGGTGTTCCAGAAACAGAAGTTATAGCAAAGATTAAAAAGTTTAAAACATATTTTCAAGGGCTTAATCCTTGGGAAAAAGGTATGCCTAAACGAGTTAACAACTTAACACCATACACGGTTAAGTATAACAAGCTCAAAGGTTTAGGCGGTGAGGATCCGTTTGCTAAAAAACGTAAACCCCTAATTGATGGCAAACCCGTAAACAACATGATGCCAGGTCATGTAACTGCAAGTATACATTGGAACATTCTTAAAAAAATGAATGGCGATCAATACAGCATGCAAGTAACAGATGGTATGAAAGTTATTGTTTGTAGACTTAAAAATAATGCAATGGGATACACAAACGTTGCATACCCTACAGATGAACTACAGTTGCCGCAATGGTTCAAAGAGTTACCCTTTGATGACGACTTGATGGAGGAAAGTGTGCTTAACAAGAAGATTAATAACGTGTTAGGTGCTATGGGATGGGATCTTACCCGTATTAAGGACTCAGAAGCACTTGACACATTCTTCGATTTCTAGTATAATACAGTATGATTACAAAAAGTGATAAAGCTAGAGCATTAAAAGAAGCGGCTATAGATACGCTTATTGCTGGTTCCTTTAACATACCGTTAAACTATATAATAGTATGGGTATGCCTTACTATACTAGAATTTGGACCAGTTGCAACAAGCACGACACTTATATGTATCTTTACAGTTTTTGCAGTAGTTAGAAAATATCATATAAGGTTATATTTTCTAAACAATGAACGAAAAAAACAAAAACAGACAGAACAGACTGTCTAAATACAATTACACAGGAGAACACACATGGCAGAAAATGCGATTAAGGATGTACTGAAAGACGTACTTAAACACACCCACAGCTTGGGTATTTTTGAAATGGTTAAAATTTCAGGTACTGGTTCTAGTACAGAAGTAGAAACAGTAGATGCAGACAAGACTGTTATTTTTAAAGGGTCTATGGTAAATCCTGTTGCTGATTTTGTTGATAGCACTGTTGGTTTAAGTCGTATGAATGTACTAGACGGTTACTTAAAATATCCAGGCTTTGACTCTGATGTAGCGACTGTTCAAGTTATTAAACAGTCACGAAATGGTGTGGATGTTCCAACTGAAGTTGCGTTTGTTGACGAGAATGGTACAGATGCACATTACAGATTTATGCTTGCTGATGTTGTTAATGCACAATTAAAAGAAATTAAGTTTAAAGGAGCAGATTTCGATCTAAGTATTGTACCTAGTCAAAAAAACTTAAAAGACTTAGCATATTTCAACGGCGTGTTAAGTGCTTTTGAAAGCACTTTCTCCCCTCGTACAGAAGATGGAAAGTTATATTTTTATATTGGTGATGCTGGTGGTGATAGGACAAAAATTTTAATTAATGATGCACCAAACGGTCAAATCACTCATGAGTTTAAATGGCCTTTGGACGTAGTATTGAAAATTTTACGTTTGGGTGACAGCGCTGGTATTGTTATGAGTATTAATACTAAAGGACTTTTACAAATTAAAGTTAGCAGTGGTATTGGTGAATACACATACTTACTTCCAGCTAAGGGTTAAGAAATATGTTTGATTTAGGAAAAACTCAAAGAGACTATGCAGTATACTTACCAGCACTTAGTAGTTTCTATGTAAAACAACTTGATAAGTTATCTAAAGAAGAAGCACCAAGAATTCCAGTTGGTTTAGAACATGGTCATGAAGGGATGGACTTTTTGAAAGAAGTGGATAGTTACTATCATTATCCTTACACTCTGTATAGTGCAGGACATGCACAACTGGATTTGAAAAAAACAGATTCTCAGGAACCTATGGTACAGGGACGTAACCGAAATAAAACTGTAGTGCTAGGAGATAGTGGTGGGTTCCAAGTAGCAACTGGCGTTATTAAAATGGACTGGGAAACAGTAACAGATCCTAATGATCCTGCTAGACTTGCACTTTGCGAAAAAGTGCTGCGATGGTTAGAATATACTACAGATTGGAGTATGATACTTGATGTTCCCAGTGTAGCAGCGATCCCTCCGTTGAACGAACGAACAGGACTTAAGGACTTCCAAACTTGTGTTGATATTACTTGTTTAAATATTGATTACTTTTTAAAAAACCGTGTGCTTGGCGCAACAAAATTTATGAATATCCTTAGTGGAAATGATGAAGCAACATCTGATATCTGGTATGAAGGCGTTAAACAATTTTCAGATCCTGCTTGGGTGGAAGAAAACTACGGAGATGCTGAACTTGCACTTGAAGGCTTTGCTTTTGCTGGCAATAACAAGAGTAACATGTATTTGGCGCTCAAAAGATTACTTAATCTTAAAGACGATGGGTTGCTACAGAACAAAGGTTGGATTCACTTTTTGGGAACAGGTAGGTTGAACTGGGGTTGTTATTTAACAAGCATCCAACGAACTATCCGCGAACACTATAGCAAAGATGTTATAGTAAGTTTTGATGCTGCTAGCCCTTTTGTGAACACAGCATACGGGACAACATACTCGTATAATTTCTTTTCTCCTAAAAAGTTTAGTTACTTTATGGATAGGGCTATTGATCAACAGGGCTTGAAGGGCAGCGATTTGCCGATGCCATTTGCTGCATCTCCTATTATGAGTAGACTTACTACTGGTGATATTTGTGCTATGGCTGAAGGTGACCTGGATCGAAACGGCAAACCTAAAAAAGCAGGAAGCACCAGCTGGGATACGCAGAGTTATTTGTATTATATGGCGCACAGTGTTTACAACCATATATTTGCAGTACAGGAAGCAAATCGTCTTGCTGATGTGGAAAAATACAGAACTGATTTGACATACAAAGACTGGATTAGAGACAAAAAGAACAAAGGAACAAATGAGTTCTCTCCATATGTACCTTACAGTGTAGTGTATTTTGATAGTTTTGTAAAAGAAGTGTTGCATCCTGACTGTAAAAATCCTTATGAAATGCTAAAAGAGTACAAGCCGTTTTTGGAAGAAATAAGTTTTGGTGATCTAGACCAGGAATCATCTCTAAGTGTTGACTTTTTTGAAGAGTCGGAAGAGACAAAACCAGAGGAATATGCAAACTTTGAAGATATTTTAGGAGAAATATAATGGCAATGGAAGATACAACTATTCTTGCTTGGGTAGAAAATATCAAGCAATGGCATCACGATAGGAACCTTATTAAAGGTTCAGATGATAAGACACAGTTTGCTAAACTTATTCAGGAAGCAGGTGAGCTATCGGATAACATTTGCAAAGGCAAAGACATCCGGGACGATATCGGTGACATGATGGTCGTACTAATTAATATCGCTGAACGTAACAAACTGAGCTTGACAGAATGTCTAGAAGTAGCGTATAATGATATTAAGGATCGCAAAGGTCGTATGGTAGATGGCGTGTTTGTAAAGGAAGCTGATGAAAGTTAAAGTAGAATTTGAAGTTGACACTGATAATGTATCAGACAAGAAACAGCTTGAGCGCATACTTGTGATTCTAGAGCAACTAAAAGATGCGTTGAATAAATGAATAAGTTTGTTATAGAAAATTTTTCAGTTGTAGAAAGAGAGTTAGATGTATATCTAAGTAATTTATGTGAAAACTTTATCAGAAGTTTTTATGGTAAATCTTTTACTCAATGTAATCGTGAAGAGATGCAGGCAATAGAAGCGTTTGCATTTAAAAATGTGGGTTCAACTGGTATCTGCCGAGGGTTAAGAATTGTGGTTAAAAGATGGGAGAGCTTTCACAGCACTACATTGGATGGCGGCGAATACTTAAAGGAGTTAAATCTTCGGGAAGGCGAAGACTAATGGATACTATCATGACACTATTAGGGGCTGCTTGGTTTTTGCTAGTAGGCATATGCGGTATTGCATACCCCTTTATGGTCGAACATGATGAGAAAAAAGGTTTTGACAAGAACAACGTAAAATATAGAGATGGGGACAATACATGAGAGTTTTATTAGTAAGTTTATGCTTATTGATCACAGCTTGTGATCCTAACAAAGTGTTTGGCACAAGAGTAACACCACCAAAAGAAGAACCAAAGACTGTTGAATACCAACTGTTTAGTCCAACCGTGGCTATAGCAGGTGGTGCTCCAGTTAAGAAAGAACAGCCAAAATTGCCAGGTGAAAAGAAGTATGCTGGCTGTGCTGCATGCCACGGTGGCAAAGGCGAAGGTGGTGTTGGTCCTAAACTTGCAGGACAAACTGCTGCATACATTAGTGAGCGACTTGTTGCGTACAAGAATCGTGAGAAGGTTGGCAGACAATCTGCGATGATGTGGAGTCAGGCTAGTTTGTTAAGTGATGCAGACATTAAAGACTTAGCAGAATTTGTGGAGACATTATAATGAGAACTATTTGGGTAACCTTTCAGAAGGAAGGCGTACACATGTATCCAGGTGCAGATACAGACCCTAAACTTGCTACAGGTGAATGGGACGATGTTAGCTTCCTGGGTTTTCCGCATAGACACATGTTTCACTTTAAAGTATGGATCGAAGTGTTCCATGACGACAGAGACATTGAATTTATCCAGTTCAAACGCTGGTTAGAAAGATTGTACGCTGAAGTAGAAAGCAGTACATGTGTACTACAATTGGATCACAAGAGTTGTGAAATGATTGCAGATGACTTGGCATTAGAGATACAAGCAAAATATCCCAATCGCTGGTTAAAAATATCCGTAGCCGAAGACAATGAAAACGGTTGCGAGAATATTTATGGCGACCTTACAATGAAGGTGCGTCAAGGATAAACATGGAAGTTGCAATTACCGGAACATCAAGTGGGGTAGGAAAGTGCCTGAGCACATTGTTAAAAGCCACACATAATGTGTTTGAACTAACACGTAATGCATGTGATTTAGACTACCCTGACAGAATAGAAAGCCTGCCATTTGTGGACATGCTAATAAACTGTGCTGGTCACGACTTGGGTGGTAAAGTTCCGTTTAGTTCGCATAACACTTTAGATTGGCAAAAAATTATCTCTGCTAATCTAGTAAGTCCTATGACTCTAAGTCAGTTAGCAATTAGAAAAAACTCAGAAGTAATAATTGTTAACATCACAAGCACAAACAATGATAAGTTTTGGCCTGGTGATTTAGTATATAGTCTATCTAAAAAAGCATTAGAAGACTTTGGTAATATGCTTTCCCAAGAGCATCCTAGTGTTACAGTTAAGGAAGTTCGGTTAGGCCTTACTAAAACAAACTTTAATAATAATAGACATAAGCCTAACCACAAATCTATTGATAATTTATATGATAATCAACACCTTTTGCCTGAAGATGTTGCGGAAGAAATATATCACTTTATATTTTCTGCAGATAAGTTTTTAAGGTTAGCGCCGTGATTAATAATTACGGCTGGCAATTATATCATTGGCACATAGAGTTAAGTGCTAAGTGCACACTAAAATGTCCTAGGTGCCCCAGAACTGAATTGCCTGCCACTTCCTGGACAAACAAAGAATGGTCTTTTGAGGAGTTTAAAAACGCATTTACAGAAGATTTTATACTGGAACACGTACAACGTTTTACATTTTGCGGAGATATCGGCGATCCTATATACTGCAAGGACATGCTAGACATTGTACGCTATATAAAAAATCTTAAACCTACGTGTCACATATTCATTATCACTAACGGCAGTTATAAAAAGCCAGAATGGTGGCGTGAGCTAGCAGGGTTATTAAACAACTATGATACTGTAAACTTTAGTGTAGATGGCTACGATCACGACAGTAACATACTATATCGGGTAAACAGTGAGTGGGACAGCATAATGGAAGGTATGCGTATAATAGGATTAGAAAGTGATGCATTTACAGTATGGGCAGCAATATATTTTAAATTTAATCAGGATCATATTTACGACATACAAAATAAGGCTTTACAAAATGGCTGTGATAGTGTACAATGGACTAAAAGCACAAAGTTTTCTAGCAAGTACGGATCGTACGGAGAATACGATCCTTTAGAACCAGATTCAGAATTTGTTAGTAGCACTAACAGATACGAAAGAAGCATTAAAAAAATTAGCAACAGGACACAGCCTATAGAAAACTATATGCAAACTAACCATTTTAAATATGAAAATGCAAAACCACAAGGTAATATTTTGCCGTTATGCATGGTGGGAAACAGAGGTATGTATTTGAGCGCTGATGGTGCACTACATCCCTGTTCCTGGACTAGTTTTCCCTATATTGCTATGAGTGACGGTGATAAAACAATAAATTATACTGACAGTTTCTTTTATATGTATAGAGATCAACTTAGTGTCAAAACAAGTTCTATGCAAGATGTTCTTAATCATGAACATTGGAAGAAACTATTTAACAGTTGGAAGAGTTCGCCCTGGGTGGAATGTAATCTAAAATGTAAGAAGGATTACGTAGATTACAATTATGCTGTAGGGTATGAAACAAACTAAAGGAGAAAGAAATGACAGAAGTACATTTACAAATTAAAGCACAAATGGAAGAGTATCTCGCAGAAAGCGAGAAGTTTGAAACCAAAGGCGTAAAAGCATCTGCGGCAAGAGCTCGTAAGGCTTTGGGAGAACTTGCAAAACTTGCAAAAGCTCGTCGTGCAGAAATCCAGGACAAAAAGAACGCAATGTAAAATGGGTGCTGGCAGATTATTACAAAAAAGAAAAATACGTCATCAATTTATAAGGAAACCTAATATGGGTAAGATTATATATGTTCCGTTAGAGCATATTGAAGGCAGATACACAGTTCATATGGACAGAGACATACTTAATTATTTGAATGTCAATAATGTTCCATTTGTACGAGTATATCCTGCTGCAGGAGAGCCTGCGGGATTACCTGAAGGTTGTTTTTTAAATGCTGCATTTACTTCTAAATTTAAAAGTTTACAGATGGCAGAAATTGCCAGTATGTATGAGCGTGGCGAAGTATCCGACAATGATGTGTTCTTTTTTAGTGATATCTGGTTCCCTGGGATCGAAAGTATTGCCTATATGAATTATTTTCATAAAGTAAATGCAAAAATTACTGGTGTTGTACATGCAGGAAGTTTTACTGATACAGACTTTGTACGTGATATGGAACGCTGGGCAAAAAACTTCGAGGATATGGTTTTTGACATATCCGACAAAGTTTTTTGCGCCAGTAATTTTATTCGAAATGACATCCTTAAAAAAAGAATGGTACAGTCAGAAAAACTAATTGTTAGCGGACTACCTTTAGATTTTGTAGGCTTAGACATGCATCTAGGAACAGAAAAAGATAATATTGTAATATTTAATGGAAGGTTGTGCGATGAAAAGCAGCCATGGTTGTTTGATGAACTAGCACGACAAGTATCGAAAAAGCTAGATTTTCCAGTAAAATTCCTTAAAACACAAGAAATGAACTTGGATAAAGATAATTACTATAATATAGTAGCGAAAAGCAAATGTGCTGTTAGTTACGCATTACAAGAAAATTTTGGTTTTGGGATGGCTGAAGCTGCATATTTAGGATGCAATGTTATTTTGCCCAACAGATTAGTTTATCCAGAATTATATCCTAAAGAATTTTTATTCGATAGGTTTGAAGAAAGTATTGATATGGTTTGCGATGCTTTAACAAATACAACAGGGTCAGAGTCATATAAAATAAAAAATAATTGTTTTGACGTTTGGTTTGGAGAACACACACATGGAAAGTAAAACGATCTTAGTTACAGGAGGTTCAGGCTTTATTGGTACTGTGGTATGTAAATTATTAGTATCCGCAGGACACAATGTTATTAATTTAGATAGAAAAAAGAAAAAAATAGAAGGAGTATCACAATATCCCTTTGATATTGACAATAATCAAGTAAAAGGTATTATAAAACTAGTACGACCTGACAGTATTATACACCTTGCTGCTGATCATGAAGTTGGTAGAAGCGTTATTGATCCAGCAGTTTACTATGCAAACAATGTTGCAAATACTATCAATCTGCTAAATTGTGCTGTAGATGCTGGTGTTAAAGAATTTGTCTTCAGTAGCTCAAGTAGTGTTTATGGCAATGCATCTACTCCTACACCCGAGACACACGATTGTAACCCGCAAAGTCCCTATGCTAGATCAAAACTCATTATAGAGACGATTTTGGAGGATTATAGAAAAGCATATGACTTTAACTATATAATTCTACGTTATTTTAATGCTGCTGGTGCGATGCCTGACTTAAGCCATGGTTATACACAAAGTCCTGCAAGTCACTTAATTCCAGCCTTATGCATCTCAGCATTAAAACAAGAAACATTTACAGTAAATGGTAATTCTTACAACACACCTGACGGCACAGCTCAAAGAGATTACACACATGTATATGATGTTGCTACTGCGCATCTAGCAGCATTAAATTATATACATGACCAAGAAACTAGTGATGTATTTAATATTGGCTGTGGTAATTCTTATAGCATATTAGATGTTATGAATGCAGTAATAGAAAAACATGCAAGAGCAATAGAGTATGATGTAGGCCCGGCTAGGCCTGGAGATATTGCTGCTACGAATGCAGATACTACTAAAGCAAAAGAATTACTAGGCTGGCAGCCACAGTTTACTTTAAAAGATATAGTAAGTCATGCATATGATTGGCAAAAGAGCAGTACCACTGGGAAAAAATTACAATGCCTGTAATAGAAAAATTATCAGAACAACAAATGAACGGATATTATTCAGAATGCGTTCGTCAAATGTCAATCGCTAATTATAAACCAGATGTTATTGTAGGCATTATGCGAGGTGGTGTAGACTTCTCTAACAAACTAAGTCACTATTTTAGTGTACCAACACACGCTGTTGCATGGCAAACTCGGGATGGCTATATTAGAGAAACCAGTAAACTCAATGACATATTAAAATACTTCGTAGGTCAAGACGTATTAATAGTAGATGATATATGTGATACTGCTAAAACATTCAAACAAATAGCAGAGTTTATTCATAATGAAGGCCATTTTGCTTATGTAAGTTACGCTGCTGCTATTCATAACCATGAAGTTGAATTTGAAGTGGATTTCACTGGTAGGGATATACGTAGATCTGACGATACACAATGGTTTGAATTCCCCTGGGAAAATTGGTGGTCTTAAATTTTCCTTTGATACTTGACTTCCTGTCTAAATAGCTGTATAATTATAAAACTTACAAAGGATTCTTAATATGATTTCAGACAAAATTCGTAGCCGCATAGGAAAAGCAGGCAAGCGGTTCCACAGTAATGACAATATTGCAGAGTTTATCTATGAAGGTGAACTAGATCAATTACAATCAGAAGTACAAACTGCTATGCAGAGTGTACTAGAAGCCCTGGTTATTGACACAGATAACGATCACAATACACAAGAAACTGCAAAACGTGTTGCAAAAATGTTTATTAGGGAAACATTTGGCGGCCGTTATGCACCTGTTCCTAGAGTAACAAGTTTTCCTAACATGGGCTACAAAAGCTTGTATGTTACAGGACCTATAAGTATCAGGAGTACTTGTGCACACCATTTTCAAAATATCGTTGGAAAGTGTTGGGTAGGTATTTTTCCTGAGGAAGAAGTAATTGGTCTCAGCAAGTTTAATCGTCTAGCACATCACATTGCAGAGCGGCCACAGATTCAGGAAGAGATGACTACACAGATTGCAGAGGCATTAATGGAGTATGCAAAGACGCCTAATGTTGCTGTTTTAGTTAAAGCAGAACATCATTGTATGACGCACAGAGGCGTCAAAGAACATGAATCGGATATGACAACTGCTGTTATGCATGGCCTATTCCAATCAGACAAGAGTTTAAAGAAAGAGTTTTACGATGTATGTTTAAGCATGAAGGGGCATTCGTAATAATGTTCGGTAGGAGACAATTTAGTAATCAAGTGCTTATTGAATCCACTGCTACACCGGTGGATGCAGTATTAGAAAGTGTAGTAGTAGATAGGAACTTAGTACGCACAAAAAGATTGTATCCAGTTACTTACGAAGAAGTATTTGCTTGCATAGATTATTATCTTGACACAACAGAAATTAGTAATAAGGAATTTATTGAACTAGAAGTAACCCACAACGCAAAAAACGAACTATCTCTGCACACACTGGGACTAAGTAAATGGGTATTTTTAGCGGTGCTTGCATATGGAAATGTACATTTAAACACTGACGATTTAAAACGGTTGTTTGCGGTAGGATTACACCATATATTACGTGACATCTTAAAAGATTTATACATAAATGAGTACCATTTTAAGGAAAGTATGTTGCATCAAATCGTATATGATGCTTTTGTAAAGAGCTATGGCGAGTTAGAGCAGAGCGATATAGAATATCTGTTATCCAGTCTAAAATTTGATTTCGGAGAAATAAATGGAATCACTTAAATATTCAGAAACATTTTTTAGTGCACAAGGCGAAGGCGCATACACAGGCATACCCAGCTTGTGGATGCGTTTCTTTCTGTGCAACTTGCAGTGTGACGGGTTTGGACAAACTGATCCTACTGATCCTAGTACATATGAACTACCTTATGAAACACTAGATATTACTAACATCACAAGTGTGTTTGACTTGCCTGTATTTGATAAAGGATGTGACAGTTCATATACTTGGAGCAAACGGTATCGACACTTGATTAATAATCGCACTGTTGAGCAAGGTGTAGACGAACTAACTGCATTGCTGCCACATGGAAAGTTCTGTCATCCTAAAACAAAGCAATGGACACACATGGTGTTTACAGGTGGTGAGCCCATGCTTAAAGCAAGCCAAAAGAGCATGATTGCTGTTATGCAGGAGTTTCATAAACGGCTCAACACACCCAAGAACGTTACTGTGGAAACAAACGGTACACAGCATATCACAGACGAGATGGCTAGTTGGATACAAGGAAGATTTTATACCTCAAGCGATTATGGTGGATTGCTATCTGACTCATTAGGTTCGCCTGAATGGTATTGGAGTATTTCACCTAAACTGTGGAACACTGCTGGAGAGAAGAACTCTAAAGCAATTAAGCCAAAAGTAGTAGGTAAGTATGTACAGGTTAGTCCTCACGGGCAGTTAAAGTTTGTGGTAAACGGTTCGAAGGAATCATGGCGTGAAGTGGAAGAACACACTAAAGCATTTAGAGATGCCGGTTGTGATTTTCCTGTTTGGATTATGGGCGTTGGTGGTACCTTTGAAGGACTTACTTTAACAGAAGCAAACATTGCTGATGAAGCAATACAACGTGGTTACAACTATACTACAAGAGCCCACGTTCATATATACGGAAACGCAATAGGAAAATAATATGGCTAGAATACCTTTTAGAATGCACCCAACTAGTTGGGGCAAAAAAGACAGAGAACTAGAGTTAGCAAAGGCTAATTACGAAATTAAAGATGAAGAAAAGTTAGCTGAAGAAGTTACTAAAATCAATAACAAATGGGACAAGGAAGACGCAACAAAGCGAGAGGAACCTTGGGTAAGTGTTATTGAAGTTGGTGTTAATCCTGACGATGTAACACAAGGCTTTTTTGAATTAGATTGGAACGATGAATTTATTAAAATGCTGTCTTCAAACGGCTTGGCTGGCAAGAGTGATGAAGATGTTGTTAATCAATGGTTCAACAGTATTTGTAGGAGTGTGTTATTGCAAGCAGGGGCTGACCAAGATTACGGATTACAACAGGTAGACCCACATGAAAGACGTTGATACCAAAAGTAAACTTAAACTGGCTGCCTTAATGAATGCAGTACAACCTGTTATAGATGAGTATATTAAAACTATGTCTAATGCAGAGGTAAATTATATCTTGACAAATTACCGAAATTACCTTAAAATTAACTTAGAGCAAGACTTAGAAAAAGCAAGAGAGGTTGGTTTAAAAGAATCACCTTTTGACGATATTTTAAACGGAGATTAAAATGGCTAGAAAAGACAACGACATTGTGTATTTGATCCCAGAAGGACAAACTCGTGAATCTCACGAGTATCATTACACTGTATCCAAAAAGAAGAAGATGGAAAAAATGCGAATGAAAAAATTCAATCCGGTTAGTCGCAAGCACGAATGGTTTGTAGAGGTAAAAAAACCACCGCATTCAAAGTGAGGTAGTTATGGAAGACAAAATATTAGAAGAAGTTGTTGTTAAACCTGTTGTTAAGACCAAAAGAGTTGAACAGTCTGAACGTGCTAGAACTAGACGTCATAAACGCAGGGAAATTGTATCACAGCGATTATCAAACTTTTTTGCAAAATTGCGCCGTATGAAGAAGAAGTCTAAGAAGAAGGCACAACTGGCGCTCAAGGCATACAAGATGTACAAGGAGTTCAAAACACAGTTGGTGCCACAGGGCAACACTGGTTCTCAAGCAACACAAGGACGTCAAGGTATTCAAGGTCACGAGGGCAGGACTAGTAATGAAGGATGAATTTGATGACATTGGCGGACATATCACCAAAGAGAATGACAGTTATACTGTAAAAGATAACTTTGTTGGTGATAATCTCATACTCAGTAGCACTCACCTGTTTTCGGGTAGCCATACTGCTGGACACAAACATCATTTACAAGATGAAATTTTCTTTTTTACCCAGGGCGCAGGTGAGATGTATTTGAGATATCCTGACGAAGGGCAGGGAGAAATCGAAGAAACACACAAAGTAAATGCACAAGACATTGTAACTGTTCAAGCAGGTGTATTTCATCGTGTGTACAATAAAGGCAAAACCAAACTTAAATATTTACGTGTAATGAATCGACCATAGGAGGTCACAGTGTCAACATATATCCTAGTAGACAGTTTGAACATGTTTTTCAGAGCAAAGCATGTGGGTGGTGGTAAGGACATTGACATGAAGATTGGCATGGCAATGCACATTATGTTTAACAGCATTAAGAAGGCCTGGAAGGATTTTAACGGCAGTCATGTTGTGTTTTGTTTAGAAGGTCGTTCATGGCGTAAAGACTTTTACCCCCCTTACAAAGCCAATCGTAAAGTGTTAGCAGCTAAAAGATCAGTCAGGGAACAAGAAGATGACGAATTGTTCTTTGAAGCTTATAATGACATGATCAAGTTCTTTACTGAAAAGACAAACTCTAGTGTTATCCAGTGTGGTAATGCTGAGGCTGACGACCTAATTGCTACCTGGATACAAAAGCATCCAGATGATCAACATGTTATTGTAAGTACAGATAGTGATTTCCATCAGCTAATGGCGCCCAATGTCAAGCAATATAACGGCACACAGGATACAATTGTTAGTCTAGAAGGATTTGTTGATGCTAAGAGTGGTAAGCGTATAGTTGATAAGAAGACTGGTAAAGATAAAGTACTGCCTGATCCTGAATGGATTCTGTTTGAAAAATGTGTTCGTGGTGATAGTGCAGACAATGTGTTTGCTGCTTACCCAGGCGCACGTACTAAGGGCAGTAAAAATAAAACTGGTATTTCGGAAGCGTTTGCAGATCGAAACACTGGTGGCTTTAATTACAATAACTTTATGCTACAACGCTGGACAGACCATGAAGATATAGAGCATCGTGTTCGAGATGACTATGAACGTAACCGTACATTAATTGATTTAACCATGCAACCAGAAGAAGTTAAGCAGGCATGCAATGCGGTAATTGCTGAGGCAGTAAATAAAGAAAAAGTACAGAACGTAGGCATACACTTTATGAAGTTTTGTGCTAAGTGGGATTTAAAGAGACTTAGTGATCAACCTACAGAGTTTGCTACGTTATTAAACGCAGGAGTTAAATAATGGATTGTATGTCCTCAGAAAAGATAGAACTAGAAGGAACAATTAGACAATGTTAGCAAAAATAATTAAATTCTTCGAACGTCCAGTTGAAGATAATATACTGGATAAAGCTATTATAGAAAAAGGCAGTCACCCAGAAGTAAACAAGATATATGAGTCCCGCTGGGTTTGGTATCATACTATTCTTGCAATAGAAATCTTCTTTACAAATATACTTTTATTGTGTATACTAATGGTATTGGCATTTAAACTATGATAGAGTGGACAGATACAGACAAAGCTGCTTGGATTTTAGAAAATGGCCAGCCTGATATTAAATGGGTTTACGAAAGAGTAGATGAGCAAGTATATAGAAGACCGTTTATGGGAGATCCAGATAGTAATGTACCTCCCTGGATAGACACTAAACGAGAAAAATATTACAATATACGCAAAGCAGCTGAAGGCAATAGTGCGCACGAAGCAATACAACAAGAATTTACCCGACCTAGAAGGTTTGGGGATACAAAATAGGAAAAAACACATGTCGTACTTTAAAGAGATAATGTTACAGCAGGTATCAGACGTTGCTTGGTTAGTTCATCAAGGTGAAAACAGAATGGGCATATTAAATAAAGATGTACAAGACCATTTTACTTTTATAACTGGTAAAGAACTACTTCATTTTACAGACAAGTCTGCAGTAATTAAGCATTTTGGTAATGTAGAGATGTTTGAGGTACAAATAAAAAAACCTATACAAAAACCAGATAAGTTTTTTGTTAAAGGGCATCAAGTAGATTATACAGAACCATTTGCCTTAGAAGAGTCTAATCCAGACTATCGGCATGATTTACCTTTATACACAAAGATTTTAGATAGCGATGTATACTATGCTGCTGGTTTTTACACAATTAACTTTGAAAAAGGGTGGAAGCATGCACACGGGCCCAAACTAGCCACACTTGAGAAATATGGTTACGAAGGTCCTTTTAAAACTGCCTTTGACGCTAAACAGAGATTAAAACAGTTAAATAAAGTATATAGGAATGCTCAGAAATTAACATAATGATTAACTTAATTAAAACCGTTGAAGTTATACCAAAAAAAGTAAACACTGTGGTAAAACACAAAAAATTTACAACACATCCTTGGAAAACTACAGATTTCCCTACTATGGAATTTACAACAAATATACCGTTAAAAGGTTGTCCTGTTGATTGTGTATTTTGCCCGCAGCGTGTATTAACTAAAGCATACAGTGACTTAACTATGTTATCTCTTGATAGCTTTAAACACATGGTTGATAAATTACCACTTGAGCTTAGAGTTACATTTGCAGGGTTTACAGAACCATTTGTAAACAACCACTGTGCTGATATGATTGTTTATGCACACGAAACCGGGCATCCTGTAAGTGTTTTTACCACAGGCATAGGTATGAGCGTTGAGGATTTTGAGAAAATAGCACATATACCTTTTGCTGGAAATCCGAACGGTGGATTCATGCTACATTTGCCTGACAAAGAAAAAAGAGCAAAGCATCCTATAACTGATAGATATCGTAAACTTTTACAGCATATTAAAGAAAACGAGCACAGAGTACAAAATTTTGATGTAATGTGCATGGGAGAAGTATTAGATGAATTCAGCCATCTCTGGAACGGATTTAGTGCAAGTAAAATGTATTCGAGAGCAGGAAATTTGGAAAAAGAACGTTTACTAAAGCCAGAATTGCTTCCCGAAATATTTTACTGGGCTAGCCATCCTCCTGAAAGTCCAACTACTTGTAATTGTCCAGAAGGACTATATCATAACGTATGTTTGCCTAATGGGGATGTTGTATTATGTTGTATGGATTATAACTTAGAACATGTACTGGGAAACCTAATACTAGAATCATATGAAGAAATAGCGCCGGAACCTTACACATGTTTTGAGATGTGCAATAGTTGTGAAAATGGTGTTAGTTTAAACGATATGGAGTTTACATATACTGCTAATCGTTAAAACATGTTTTTTGATAAATACCTGTATGAGTAGACCTAAACCACACATATTACTAGAAGCAGTTAACAAACATACATATAAATCAGAACAAGTGCTAAGTGCAGAAGCAATTTTTAGTGTATTCTTTGACGGGAATCCTGTTAATTTAAGAACACAAAATACACTAGTAAATTATCCTGGACCTAAATATAAAAAAGTTTCTTTTAGTAATCCTGGACATGCGTTTAATTTAAGAGATAGATTAAACAAAATTTTTAATACAGACAAGTTTTGTGTAATTAAACTTACTCAGGGTGAAGTTGTAGAGGAACATGACGTATAAAAGTTTGCATGAACACATACTCTATACAGTATATAACGATGTGAACACCCTGTTTGACGAAGAAGTAAGTAAATCTAAAGCGTTATCATTTTTATTTAAAAACTACAGATTTAGTCATGGACATCACCAAGGATTACGATTAACATTTAATGGTAATGCAGTACTATGCAAACACTTTGCATTTAATTCGTATCCAGTTATACAAGAAATTAGCAACAAAGCAATAATAGTACTTGACAAAAAGATGTTATGGCCGTATTATATAAGTATGAGATATGCGACTTTTTACTCTGAGGACGATGCTGCCTGGTATCAGCTTAATGGTAAAAATATAAACGAATTTGCGGAATATTTATAACATGGACACTTTAATACTTAATAGTGACGCACAACCTATAAGTTTTTTGCCATTAAGTGCAGTTAGTTGGCAAGATGCAATCAAGTATGTTTGGTTAGATAGAGTTAACGTACTAGAATGGTATGACGATTGGATTGTAAGTTCCCCCACATGGGAAACACAAGTGCCTGCTGTGATAATGGTTAAGCAGTATGTCAACCAAAACAGAGCACCTAGGTTCAGCAAATATTGTGTATTATTACGCGACATGTTTGTGTGCCAGTACTGCGAAACAGATGTAACCAGGGTTAACGGTACACTAGATCATGTTATACCTATAAAGCATCACGGTAAAACAACATGGACTAATATTGTTACAGCATGTGCTAAATGCAATAGTCACAAAGGGCACAAAATTATTAAACCTATAAGAAAGCCATATCAACCCACCTACTTTGAACTAGCAAGTAACAGGAAGAAGATGCCTTTCACAGTTAAACATCCAAGTTGGGAGGAATACATACAATGAAAATTGGAATTACTGGTCACACTGGTGGACTAGGAACAGCTCTATGCAACCAACTACATAAGGATAACCAGCATACACTATATGGTTACTCTAGAGCAACAGGTTACACATTTCGGTACGACACTGAAGCTCATTTAAATTGTGTTGAGAATGTTTTAGAAAACGACCTTGATGCGTTTATAATGACTGGACCTATGGGGCAAAGCAAATTATTAACCGAACTATATTCTAAATGGAGAGAACTTCCGGACAAACATATTATTGTTGTTAACAGTGCATTAAAATATCAGTTTATTATAGATATAATGACGGAGAAAATGGCGGAGAATAGTATGCCTAAAGAAGATATGAGAACAAATATTAGGCTTTGGGAGGCATACAAAAACTGCATATTTGATTCATTTACTGTTCTTCCTCGTAGAAAATGTAGATTAAGTCACTACACACTAACAAGAATAGCAACTGCTAGAAGTGATCCTGATAAATCGGGAAGTTATGACACAAAAAGAATGAATGTAGATACGGTTGCTAATCATATCCTGGAAAGAACGCTGTTTGGACCAAGAGAGTATGAGCAATTAGACATATTATTAAATCCATACCAATCATAAGATCATGAAAATATTTAGGGAGAAACGTAATGACTGAGAAAAAAACTGGAAATATCATAGAATTTCCAAAGAAATCAAATAAGAACCAAAACACAGATTGGTTAGCAGAACTTTCATACGACCTAAATAATCTTACAATATCCTTTGACGAAAATGGGGATGTATTGAACTGGGATTCTGAAGCATTCTGGGACAACTTACCTCAGTTTGGCAACGAGTCTCAGTTAGATGAATTAGCAGAACTATGCTTTGAACTACAAATCCTAGTTGCTGATAATCCAGAATCTGCGCAATTTATCATAAAAAATATGAAAAAAATTACAGAAAACATGAAAAAACGCTTGACAAAGAGCTAAGACCTGCTATAATTAATACATGTTGCGCAATAAAGCACAGCACAATTAAACCTAAGTAAAGGAGTCATTTATGACTAATTCAACAGTTGTAACTAAAGAAGCTCGTGTACTCGAGGCTCTCAAAGCTAACAATCGTGGTCTCACTGCTGCTCAAATCGAAGCTCGATTTGGTGTAGGTAATGCACGGTCAACTGTATCAGCTCTTCGTATGAAAGGGTTTGCTATCTACGCAAACAAAAAGACTGACACAAAGGGCCGTACTAAGACTTTTTATCGTCTTGGTAACCCAAGCCGCGCAGTTGTTGCTGCTGGTTTCAAAGCATTGGCAGCAGGCTTAGTATAAGCTGAAGGCCGTCCCAGAAAGCGGGCAATTGCCCGCTTTTTTTAACCTTTTTTTTTTGGTCTATATAAATCAATAACTTACAGCTTGACAAATCCCGTATTCCTGCTATAATATACGCATACATTAACAAAAAGAGCAGAAAATATGTTTGTAATATACGATTTAAAGACCACCGCAATTGTTAAAGCCCGAAGCAGTAATTCTTACCGTGAGACAACGTGTTATAAGTCCCTAGGTGCTGCGAAGGCTGCTCTAACTAGAATGAGCAAGAAGGCTCATGAAAATCTGTCTACTTACAGTATAGACACTGATCCTCAGTTCATTTACGGTATTGCTGAATCTGAACATTATTTGGCTAATATTGAGCGCCAGGTTACTCGTACTGGTATTGCACCAGGTACTGGTAAAGAAATCACGCTATCAATGAGCATTAACCAAATAGGCAGCAGTGCTGATCCTTTCACAGAACGTTATTGGACTATGTAAAAAGGTTGACAAATAGCAAATAGGTGCTATAATTATATTGTAGGTTAAAAAATTAGGAGTAGTTTATGGATCTTACAGTTAAACCCAGTCAAGCAGTAGGCGTTATTCATCGTGCTATGACAAATCCCCGCAAACCAAAGCCAGTGTTCATCTGGGGTCCTCCCGGTATTGGTAAGTCAGACATCGTTAGCCAGATTTGCTACGATGTGATGCCTGGTAACAATCTACTGATTGATTGCCGTTTGGCACTAATGGATCCAACTGACCTGCGTGGTTATGCTTGGAGAAACGAGTCCACTAATACTATGGAGTGGAGCCCTCCAGCAGATCTGCCCAGCGCAGAAGTAGCTTCAGAGTATGACAATGTGGTGTTATTTTTAGACGAACTTAATAGTGCACCTCCAGCAGTGCAAGCCGCCGGTTACCAGCTGATACTGAATCGTCGTATTGGTCAGTATGTCCTCCCAGATAATGTCGTTATTGTTGCGGCTGGTAACCGGCAGGGCGATAGAGG